CGGCGTTCGCCATGACGGACACCCCGGACGCGCCGGACTGGGTTCCGCTGGCCGAGCGCAGCCCGATGGCGCGGGCGCGCTGGTTTGCGTTCTACGGGCCGGGGAAGGGGCGGGCGGGGCGGCAGGAGCGCGCCCTGACTCGCCCGGACGAAAACCCGGCTATTGCTTCCCCGATGCTGTATATGCTACTGGAACAGCAAGAGCGAGACGCAGAGAATCAGGCTTTCAGACTGGCCCGGGGTTTCATCAAGGGAGCGTAGGAAGATGGGCAAGGTAATGCGGAAGATCACCGGCGCGCCGTCGCCCGCGCAGCTGGCAAGGGCGCAGCAGCAGGCTATTGATCGGCAGCTTGAGGCGCAGCGCCAGATGCAGCTTGAGGCCGAGCGGCGCGCCGAAGAGCGATTGCAGCGGGAGGAAGCCGAGCGGGCGGCCAAGGCTGCCGAAGAGATGCGCGCTCGCATGTCGGCCTCGCAGGGTCGCAGGGCGATGCGATATGCTTCCAACATTCGCGCGCAGCTGAACGAGATGGGCCTTCTGGGCTGAGTTGAATGTCCGAGGTCGCATCCTTCCGGCAAGCCGCCGATCACGTTCTGCGGCGCATTGCGCGCGCGGAACAGCAGCGCGTTGAGCGGGAGTCGCTGTGGCGGTCGCTACAGCACTACGTCCGCCCGACCGCGCTGGCCTTTCGGGAGTCGCAGGGTTCGGCTGACGCGCGCGAGCGCCGCATTCTCGAAAGCACGGCGGCGCGCAGCCTTGAGCTTTTCGCTTCGTTCCTGATGAGTTCCGTCTTGGTGGCTGGGACCGCCGGGGCGGCGGCGTTCCGGTTCGTCGGCGTCGGCCCCGACGGGAAGGAAGTTGCCAGCCCGTCCGCCAAGGAGTGGCTAGAAGATGCGGTGAAGGAGGTTCGGGCCGTCCTGTTCAGCGGGGCCTATTCGGCTACCGGGTGCCTGCATAACGTGTGCTTGGACCTGGGGCTGTATGGCACTTCGTGCTTCGCGGCCTGGGAGGGTCCGGACCCGCTGTTGCGGCCGGTGATCTTCAAGCACTACCCGGTTTGGCGGGTGTGCGGCGAGTTGGGCGACGGCGAGCGGCCTTCGTTCGTCAGCGTTCAGGAAGAGCTTACGGTCCAACAGGCCGCCGCGCGGTGGCCCGAGGCGGCGGAGGCTGGCATGTTTTCCGGCCGCGACGGGCAGGCACCGGTGAAGGTCCGGTTCGTTTGCATCTCCCGAGAGGACGGCGACTTCGAAACCTTCGTCCCGCCGAACATCGCTGTGACTAACGCGGCTTGGGCCGGGGTGTGGTATTTGGAGGAACACAAGTATATCCTTGACGCCCGGGGTTATTCTGAACAGCCGATTTTTCTGCCCGCTTGGTATATCGTGGATGATACCGTGTGGGGCCGGTCCCCGGCGATGACGGCTCTCGGCGACGTGATTAGCGCCAACGTGCTGATGGAGATGATCATCAAGGGGACCGAGAAGCTGGTTGAACCCCCGTGGCTGGTTCGGGACGGCGCGTTGCTTTCGCCTCTGCGGGCTTACCCGAACGGCATCACCTACACGGACGGCGATCAAGGCTTGCAGCCCTTGCTCCCGCCCGGGGCGTCCCGGATCGAAATGGGCGTTGACATGCTTCGGGACCGGGCGGCGCAGATTGAGCGCGCGTTCTTCGTGCATCTGTTCCAGGACGCGCCGAACCCCCTCGGGTCCCGCCAGCCACGCACGGCAACCGAGGTTGCGATCCAGCAGGATGAGCGCAATCGCGCCGTGACGCCGATGGTGATGCGGTTGCAGGCCACGATGATCGAACCGCTGCTGTGGCGGGTGCTGGGCCTGTTGGTGCGCTCCGGCAGGCTTCCGGCTCCGCCGCTGCCCGAGGGGGCGCGGCTGGCGGTTCGGCACCAAAGCCCGGTGGTAGCGTCGCAGGCGCAGGTTGACGGTATCGCGATCATGCGGTATATGGAGAGCATGGTTTCGATGGCGCAGGTCAACCCCGAGGTGCTGGATTTCGTCAACATGGACGCGGCGGCGAAGCTGTTGCATACGGCCTCGGGCGCTCCCGCCGCCGTGCTGCGGCAGGATAGCGAGGTCAAGCGACTGCGCGCGCAGCGGGCTGAACAGGCTACCGCCGCGCAGCAAATGCAGGTTGCGAATGAGGGCGGCAAGACGCTTGCGGCGCTGATTTCCGCGCAGGCGAAGGGCGGCACTCGGGGCGGGATGGTCTAAGCCGTGACCTTGGACAAAGCACCCTCTATGGACGACGTGCGGGCGGCCTATCAGGCTTTCGTCCGGTCCCCGGAGTGTGCGATCCTGATGCGCTACTGGCAGATGCGGTTCGGCTACATGACCCGTTCCGTGTTCGTGCCGGGCAACGACAGCGCGACGTTCGTGAACATCGGCAGGCAAAGCGCCTACCAGATGATCGCGAATGACGTGGCTGCCGCCATGAGCGGCTGGGATGACCGGAACGTCTCTTCCGCAAAGGACAGGAGTGAAGATCATGAGTGAAACGGAAACTGTTAGCCCTGGCGGCCTTGTTGACCCGGGGCCTGCCCCGGCTCCCACCGCCGCGCCGCCCCCGGCCGCCGCCCCAGCGGCTGCCCCGCCCCCGGCGGCCGAGTGGTGGCAGGCGCTGCCCGAGCCGCTGCGCGCCGATCCGAACATCGCCAAGTTCCGCGACGGGCGGCTTGAGGATTTCGCCGAGGCTTACCGGAACGCGGTGAAGCTGATTGGCGCGTCGCCCGACCAAGTGATCAAGGTCGGGGTGGACGACCGGATGACGGCGCTTCGGAAGCTGGGCGCTCCTGAGAAGCCGGACGCCTACCAGTTCACCCCGCCCGAGGGGGTGCCCGAGGAGCTTGCGCTTGGCGGCGCGCTTGACTGGTATCGTGAGGTTGCCGCCAAGGCCGGGCTGCTACCCGAACAGGCGCAGGCCGTCTATGAGGCTTACGTCAGAAAGACGGCCGAGATGCGCGAGGCGTTCGTCGAGAACGTCCGGCAGGCGGAGGCTTCGCTTCGGCTCGAATGGGGGCCGCAGTATGACGGCAACATCGCCGCAGCCAAGAAGGCGGTGGCGGCTCTTGGGCTGCAAGAGGTCGTCGCGGAGGCTGGCCTCGGGGCGAACCCGGCTTTCATCAAGGCTATGGTCGCGGTGGCGAAGGCGATGTATCCCGCCGAGACTGGCCCGACCGGCGGGCAGGGGCCGGTGCTTCCGGTTGACCCGGTGGAAGCGCGAACCGAAGCCAAGCGGCTGATGGAACAGGCGTTCCAGGCGTATCGGGCCGGGCGGCGGGAGGAATCCGCGGCCCTACAGCGCCGGGCGGCCGAGCTTTTCAAGCGCGCCGTCGGCGAGTAACAAAAACCTGTTGACAGCCCTTTGCGGCCGGGGTAGATACACCCTGCCGCAAAGGGTCAAGGCTAGTTCTGCGCCCGTCATCGGCTCTGGGCTACCCGGCCGCCGCGAGGGAAATGCGGCCGGATGCGACCGGCAGGGGCGGATACCGTAGCAACTGCGATGCTCGCGAGCGGCGCGGGTTGAACATGTTGCTAGGAGACGAAAAAGATGTCGCAGACGATTGAACGGAGTTTCGTTCAGCAGTTCAGCACTACGGTGCTGATGCTGGCCGAACAGCAGATGAGCCGGTTGCGCGGCGCGGTTCGCACGGAAACCGTCCGGGGTGAGGCTTGGACTGTTGAGCGTCTCGCGGGTGCGCCTTACCAGGAGATCACCAACCGTTTCGCGGCCATGCCGCTGAACGAGATTGAGCACACCCGTCGGTGGGGCTACATCAAGGCTTACGACTCGGTGGCGCTGCTGGATTCCTACGACAAGGTGCGAAACCTTGTTTCGTTCGAGTCCCCTTACACCCGGCGACTGGCTGCTACCATCGGGCGCGCGATTGACACCACGATCATCAACGCGCTTGACGCCCCGGTTCAGGAAGGCAAGACCGGTTCCACCACGGTCAACTTCCCGACGGCGCAGCGTATTTTCAGCGTGAACTCGTCCAACAACCCGGTTCCGTTGGACATGTATAACCTCCTGCGTGCGAAGGAGAAGCTGCTTGCGGCCGAGGCGCAGGAAAACGCCGATGACCCGGTGATCGTGCTGCTGAACGCCAATGCTTGGCGCTCGCTGCTTGAGGACAACCGGATCACCAGCGCCGACTACAACACCCTGCGCGCGCTTGAGACTGGCAGCGTTCAGAACCTGATGGGCATGACGTTCATCCGGACTGAGCTTCTGCCGGACATCACGGACGCGAGCTATGACTCGGGCAACGCGGCCAACCGGGTGTTCATGTTCCGAAGCGACGCCATTGAGTTCGGCGTCGCGCAGGAACCGAGCGTGGATATCAGCCGCCGCAACGATCTGCGCACCATCCCATGGCAGGCTTACATCATGGGGGCTTGGGGCGCGGTTCGAACGGAGGATGTCCGCGTGGTCCGGATTCACGCTAAGAAGCTCGCCTGAGCCTGAGAAGGAGACGTAAAAATGGCTACTCTGTTCAGTGATGCCTTCCCGGATCAGGTGAACGCTCCGGGGCTTGTGTCCTACCGGGCAAGCGGCGGCGTGGTGAAAGTTGCCACCTTCGCCTACACCGTCCCGACCGGTGGCGTGGCTGTGACGACCGCGAGCCGCCTCAATCTCTTCCTCCTGCCCTTCAACGCGCGGATTGTGCGGGGCGTGATCGAGGTTGTGACGGCCTTCGGCGCCGGTACGGCGTGCAACCTTGTGGCGATTGATGCGGCCACGGATACCACGCTGTGGGGTTCGGGTGGTGTCAACCTCGCCTCGGTGGGCCTGTATGAGGTGAATCGTGTCGCTCGCGGCGCGTTCTACACCTCGCCGACTGACATCCCGGCAAGCATCCGGGCGAACGGCGGTGTCCGCATCGCGCTCGCCCCGGAGTCTGCCGCCACGTTTGCGGCGAACGGGACGCTGCGCGGCTTCTTCTTCTACGTGTGAGAGGAAGCCGCGAGGTAGGTAATCGGGGGCGCGGGGGTTGGCGACAGCTCCCGCGCCTTCCGGCTGAAAGGGGCGCTTGGGCATGGCGACGCTGCTTGATATCTACAACACCGCCCTCTTCCGGGTGAAGGAACAGCCCTTGATTTCTGACACGTCCCCGGGGCGCACGGCCGACGCGGTAAGGCAGGCCTACCGAATGCAGCGGCCCGCGCTGTTGCGCCGCTACCGGTGGCAGTTTGCCATGGTCCGGGTTGAGCTTTCCCCGCTGGCGTCGCCGCCGCCCCCCGGCTGGAAGTATCATTTTCAGCTTCCGGCGGACTTTCTGACGGTTGTCGGCGTGTCTTCCGACAAGGACTACGGCAAGCGTGTGTTTTCCGAGTCGCCGGATATCTACCGCGTGATGGGCAACAGGATCGTTTCGGATTACGACGCGATCACCCTGACTTACATCAAGGACAC